AGCTCCCAGAGTTCTCAGCGTAGAGAGTAAAGCTAGAGCTTCAGCTAAACGAGTCATTAAAAAACAAGATGACAAGATTAAGAAAGCTACTAATGATTTACATAACGCTAAAAAAAGAAAAGAACGTATTCTTAAAACAGATGATGCGTTAAAAGGAAAAGACTCTGCTGTTTTAACAAAGGATGAAGTAGAACAACTTCCGCCAAATGTGCAAGAACATGTTGAAGATAATATTATCTTTCAACCAAACGAAGGGCCACAGACAGAGTTCTTAGCGGCATCAGAAAGAGAAGTTTTTTATGGTGGTGCAAGAGGTGGTGGTAAATCATATGCAATGTTGATAGACCCACTTCGTTATTGTGACAAAGGAAGTCATAGAGCGTTGTTAATTAGACGTTCAATGCCAGAACTTAGAGATATGATTAATCATTCTCAACGTTTATATGGCCAAGCATTTCCAGGTGCTAAATGGAGAGAGCAAGAAAAAGAATGGCGATTTCCATCTGGGGCTAGAATTGAATTTGGTTACGCAGAAAACTTAACTGATGTTCTTCGTTACCAAGGTCAATCGTATACGTGGATAGGTATAGATGAATTACCACAATACCCTACACCAGAGATATATAACTTTTTACGTTCATCTCTTCGTAGTGTAGACCCAGATATACCTGTGTTTATGAGAGCCACAGGCAATCCAGGTAACGTAGGTTCACAATGGGTTAAAGAAATGTTTGTTGACCCTGCAGAACCAAACACAGCGTTTGATGTAAACATAAGTACGATAGCAGGAAATAGGTCTATAACAAGAAGATTTATACCTGCAAAGTTACAAGATAATCCATATCTAATGCAAACAGATGATTATCTAATTATGTTGTCATCTTTACCAGAGGTACAACGTAAACAATTTTTAGAAGGAGATTGGGGTGCATTTGAAAACTCGGCTTTTCCAGAATTTAGTATTCCCACTCATGTTGTGGAGCCTTTTAACATTCCCCGCAGTTGGCTCAGATTTAGAACGTGCGACTGGGGGTATTCATCTGCGGCTTGCGTTCTCTGGTTGGCAGTGGACTTCGATAACAATTTCTGGGTATACAGAGAGTATTACACCCAAAGAGTTACGGCAGACCTTTTCGCAAAGCAAGTACTTGAAAGAGAACAAGGTGAATATATTAGATACGGAATCTTGGACTCTTCTACTTGGTCAAGAAGAGGGGATGCTGGCCCTAGTATTGCAGAAACAATGATTAGAGAAGGTTGTAAATGGAGACCGTCAGATAGGTCGCCACGAAGTAGAGTAGCAGGTAAATTAGAATTACATAAGCTACTATCGAAAGATGAAAATACTGGACAACCAAAACTAAAAGTATTTTCTAATTGTATTAATCTAATTAGGACATTACCAATGTTACCAATAGATAGAAACAATCCAGAAGATGTAGATACACATGCAGAAGACCATGCGTATGATGCTCTTCGATACGGGGTGATGAGTAGAACTGTTCATCCAAAAAGTTATGAAGCAAACAGATATACAGAAAAAGAAAAGTTTAAACCTTCTGATAGAGTTTTTGGATACTAATGCCTAAAGCAAAGTATTGTGATTGTGTTAGTAAAATACCAGACACTGTAAAGATAGGTTATAAAAATTATAAGCTAGAAGAATGGAAACAAACTGTAGCTAGTGCAAATGAAGCACAAGGACAATTTTTTTCTAAAGAAGGTGTTATAGGATATACTTCTGATGAAGAGGGTGTTTCTCATGCTAATACTATATTACATGAAATAATACATGGTGTTATTTATCAATGGAATATAGATGTAGGAGAAAAAGAAGAAGCCATAGTTAATGGTATAACGAATGGTTTAACGACTGTTTTTGTAGATAATCCAGATTTAATGGGGTATCTTAAAAATAAAATTTTGGAGGAATAAATGCCAGAAGACGTAATGAAAAAATACAAACAAGGTGAACTTCCTGCTGATTATTCAAAAGATGCACCAGTAGGACAGAAAATTGACATGACTATTCATGCCAATGACGAAACAAGACCAAACGACTTTCCTAAACAAGGAAAGAAAAATAAAGTAGACCCTGCTGTTTTTAGAATGGCAGATGAAAGAGATTACTAGGAGGAAAGATGGAAACACCAATTAAAATGAAAAAATACATGCAAGGCGAACTTTCTGAAGTAGCTGATGGTGCACCTGCAAAAGAAAAACCTCAAGCGGGAATGTTAAAAAAATATTCTCAAGCAGAGCTTTCTAATGTGCCAGATACACCACCTGCAAAAGAAAAACCAGATGCAGGCATGTTAAGAAGATATACTCAAGGTGAATTATCAGACGCAAAAGAAGCAAAGTAAAAAATGGCAGATAAAAAGTCAGCAGATATTTTAGCTTTAAGCGATACTGACGATAATAACGAAAAAGAATATGAAGTCTCTGGTTTAGCAGGACTTGTAAAAGGTAAATTTACTGAGGCAGAAGATGCTCGTAGATTTGATGAAGAGCGTTGGTTAAGAGCGTATCGTAACTACAGAGGAGTCTATGGTAATGATATGGCTTTTACTGAAAGTGAAAAATCAAAAGTATTTGTTAAAATAACAAAGACTAAAGTTCTTGCGGCGTATGGTCAATTAATAGAGGTTTTATTTTCTAGTGGTAAATTCCCAGTAGGAGTAGAGCCAACACCAATACCAGAAAGTATAGCTGAGTATGCACACGTATCTAAATATCAACAACAAGAATCTGATAGTCCATATGGATTCCCAGGTGATGGTTTTGATTTAGAACCAGGTGCTACATCAATTAATCCTTTAGGTGGATTAAAAGATAAATACAATGGAGGTAATTTTATTGCAGGAGAATCTACAGATGGTGCATCAGAACCACAGATTAGCCCTGCAGAAGAAGCGTCTGGTAATATGGAAAAACTTATTCATGACCAGTTAGAAGAATCTAGTGCAGTAAATGTTTTGAGACACGCTTTATTTGAAGCGGCGTTACTTGGAACAGGAGTTATAAAAGGGCCTTTTACATACGAACAAACAAGTCATAATTGGGAGAAAGACCAAATGACTGGTGAAAATACGTATTCGCCAAAAATAAAATTTGTTCCAAGAATAGAATCAGTAAGTTGTTGGGATTTTTATCCAGACCCAGACGCTGTAACTATTGATGATGCAGAGTATGTTATTCAAAGACACGTATATACTCGTTCTCAAGTTAGAGATTTAATAAATAGACCCTACTTTAGAAAAGAGGCGATACGTAATGCTTTAAGTATGGGGCCTAACTATGAAGCTCGTGGTTATGAATCATCTTTAAAAGATAGAGAAAGCACTAGTGAGTATGATAAAAATAGATATGAGATACTAGAGTTTTGGGGAACGTTAGATGCTGACTTAGCAATAGAGGCAGGATTAGAAATGGATGAAAGCATGGATGACATGGATGAAGTCCAGGTTAATTGTTGGGTATGTAATGGTGAAGTAATTAGATTAGTAATGAATCCATTTACACCTACAAGACTACCATACTTAGTTTGTCCTTATGAAATAAATCCATATCAATTTTTTGGTATTGGTATTCCAGAAAACATGGATGATGCACAAACAATTATGAATGGTCATGCAAGAATGGCTATTGATAATTTAGCATTAGCAGGTAATTTAGTATTTGATGTAGATGAAACTATGTTAGTACCAGGACAAGATATGAAAGTATTTCCTGGTAAAATATTTAGAAGACAAAGTGGTATGCCAGGTCAAGCTATACACGGAGTTAAGTTTCCTAACACAGCAAATGAAAACTTAATGATGTTTGATAGATTTAGACAACTTGCTGATGAAGCAACAGGTATTCCATCTTACTCACACGGAACAACAGGAGTACAATCTACAACTAGAACAGCGGCAGGTATGTCAATGTTAATGGGAGCGGCGGCTCTTAGTATAAAAACAGTTATAAAAAATATTGATGATTATCTTTTACGACCTTTAGGTGAAACATTATTTGCATG